ACAGGGGTTCGGTCGCTTAGGTTTAGACCAAGATCAAATCCACCTGGCAAAGGAGATTGACATGATGATCATCACCCCCGAGCAGGCCGACGAGCTGGAGACGGCCCTGCAGGAAGCTGACCTCGACATCACAGTGAGGCACAACTACTCGGGCCGCGGAATGTACGGCACGACCTGCCTCGGCTTCGACGTCGACCGCGGCACCACAGCGTTCGAGTTCGGGATTCGGCTCGGTCAGCTGCTCGGCGACAATCCTGAGATCGCCGACGACGAGCTGCTGGACGAGATGGCCGACAACAACGCGATCGACTCCATGGGGCTAGGCTCCATCATCTACTTCCCCAGCGTTCGCGTGGAAGCTGAGGAGGACGAGGAGGCTTCGTGACAGGCAAGCGGGAAGAGACCCCGACGGGCATCCGGAAGGGGGTCGCCTGGATCGACGACCACTGGCGCCTGATCCTGGTGGCGCTGGTGATCCTGATGGTGGTCGCCCTGGTCATCATTGGCGTCAAGACGTCGGCGCCGGTGGAGGATGCCCAGCCGGCGCCCACCGAGACTGTGTTCCGGGATTGGCCGGTGCCCGTCGACCAGATGCCCCCGGAGTGCTTCGACATGCTCGACCGGGGCAAGGAGATCGTTGACAAGCACGTCGAGTCCAATAAGCACGTGGTGAAGGCGATGCAGCTGTTCAAGGCCGAGAAGTACGACGAGTCGGGCGCCGAGTGGGACAAGGTCGCCAAGGCCGACAAGGCGATGCAGAAAGCCCTGGACGTCTACGTCGCCCGGTATAACAAGTGCTTGGACGCATGATGCGCCGGGTACTCGTAGAGGCCCGCCAGCACGGCAAACAACGCCGCATGAGGCTGCTGCTGGACCTGATCCGGCGGTATGGCCGCGACACTGAGGTCTGGGGTTACGACCCGAAGGGTGGCATGGAGCTGGCCGACTGCAACCGGCCAGGACCCGAGCACCCGATCTTCCTGTACGGCCCGCCACGCTCCGAGCTGCTGTGGCCGAAGAGGGCACGCTCGGCCCGGAACGTGGTGTTCCTAGCCCCGCATCCGCTGGAGGACCTGTGGCCCACCATGACCGACGAGGAGCGCAAGGACCTGGCCGACCGGGTGCTCGGTGCGGCGCGCGACCTGGAGTCGGAGTATGACAAGCTGTGGCTGCAGCTGAACGCGATGGTGGCGCTGTACAGCTCGTGGGCTGATGACAACGACCGGCAACGCGGCACCGGCCCCAAACAGAACCGAGCCCTGAACCATGCGATGGCTGTGGAGTATCGGCACATTGCGCACCGGCTGCGCCTGATCCTGAGAGGTGAAGGGTGAGCGACGACTTCGACTATGGCGAGCTGTCCATCTACGACGACCGCCTGGTGACCGCCGACACGCTGTACGGGTATCCGCCCGAGCTGCCGCAGGACTACGGGAATGAGCTGGTTCCTGGCGAGCGCCGGCGCATGGAGGCGCGGCGGGTCGACTACTACGAGACGACCTTCCTGGCCAGCTATCAGCGGATCCGGGTGTCGGACTCGCACAACGGCTACCACGTCGAGTGGGTGCCGTGCGTCTACTGGCCGATGCGGTTCGGCGCCTGGCTGACCGGCAAGTTCTTCCACCTGATCGGTCGGGTCATCAAGGACACGGCGGTCACCTGGTGGCGTGGCACTGGGGAGATCATGAGCTGGTTCCGGGCACCTCAGGAGCCGTCCCGGGCCGACGGGTACAGACTGCTCGGCGCGTTGGCCTTCTGCGGCTTGTGGGCGATCGTCAACTGCCTGCTGATGACGATCATCATCTAACTGAGGGGAGCGCCGTGAGCGCACTGATTGTCTTCTCGATCGCCCAGAAGCCGCCGGAGCACGAGGTGCACCTGCTGTGGGTGCTGGCCGTGCTCGCCGCCGGCGTGACGGTGATGGGCATCCGGCTGTTCCTGGTGCGCTCACGGCCCCAGCCCGGTCGGGTGGCTGCCCCGCTCACCGTCGACCAGATCCTGGATATCCAGCGCACGTCGGCGCCGGCCATCCGGCACAGGGAGCCATGGCCGAACATCGACAAGCCTGATCGCCACGCCAAGGAGCCCGGCGCGAAGGAGGGGCATTGGATCTCCTCGCCGTGCAAGGGCTGCGGCAACGCTGATGTGCGGATGGAAACGTCCGGCTTCTGTGTGACCTGTGTCGGAGCTGGCGCGGCGCCGCCGCTGCCGCCGCCGATCGACGGTGAGGCGATCGCCGATGCCCTGGCTTGACCGCGGCAACATTCCGGTGCTGCCGGTCCTCCGGTACAACTGGTCACGCAAGGGCCTGCGGTTCCGGATCAACTCGCATACCTGGCATTGGCGGATCCCGTTCTTCGGCAACGGCTCGCGCACCATCAACCACGAGCACGACACCTACCAGGACCGGTGGAACCATCCCGGGCCTGGCTGGTGGCAGGGCCGAGCGAAGCGGAGGAGGTGAACGATGGCAAAAGCACCCCGGAAACCGGCTGAGCTACGCAAGGGGACGCTGATCAAGACGACCTGGTGGGGAGGCTCGAAGTCGGTCAACCCCAAGACCGGGAAACCCAAGAAGTAGACGGTGTGACAGCGACCCCGGGGAAATCCCTAGCTTGGGACCCTGGGGTCGATACGTTTCTGCCATGGACCGTGGAGTCATCGGCACCGTCATCGGGGTGCTCATCATCATCATTCTGGTCATCGTCGTTCTGCACCTGACGTGAGCTGGGAACTTGGACTGAAGCTGGGGAAGAAGCCGCCGCTGGACAAGCCGGCGCTGCGGCTCCGCTCGATCCTCTCCGGCACCGTCCCGGACCATCCACCCGAGGCTCACCACCTGAACATCGCCGGCTGGAAGATGCTCGGCAACGACCGGTGGGGCGACTGCGTCGCGGTCACCTACGCCGACCTCCGGCGCCTCATGTCCCGGCTAGTCGGCGCGGAACGCTACTTCACCCTCGACGAAGTCCTGGCGATCTACCGGACCCAGAATCCGGACTTCGACAATGGGCAAGACGAGGGGATGTACATCCACCTCCTGCTCGACTACCTGATCAAGAATGGCGGGACGGACGGGGTGTTCCCGATCGCCTTCGCCAAGGTCGACCACAAGAACCTGGAGGAAGTCGAGGCGGCGATCTCGATCTTCGGCGCGCTGTGGGTCGGGTTCACCGTGCAAGAGCTGCATATGTCCCACGACTGGCCGAACAACCTGCCGTTTGACTACCACCCCGGCGACGTCGACGCCGGCGGCCACTCGGTGGTCTTCGGCGGCTTCGACTCCGACCGCGTCGGCCCCGGCAAGGATCTGAAGACGTGGGGCCAGGTACGCACCTTCACCGATCGTGGCTTCCAGGAGTGCGTGGACGAGGCGTGGGCGGTGATCTGGCCCGAGAACCTCGGCACCTCCCAATTCCAGGAAGGCATCAGTCGCGACAAGCTCGCCGCCGCCTTCCACTCCCTGACCGGCAGGGTGCTGCCGCTGCCACCTCCACCGGTCGATCCAGCCACCCCCGCGGACGCCGCTGACGTCGAGTACGCCGTGGCGGTCAAGGAGTATCTGAGGTCGCGCAGCAAGTGGAGCATCTTCACTCCCGCCGGCAAGCTGGTGAAGGCAAGTCGCGTCTGGCTAGGAAGAAAAGGACTCTAATCCCCCAAACTCTTGACAACACCGGGGTGGTGCCATAGGTTTGTCCTAGATCGAAAATCCACCTGGCAAGGGAGATCAGAAATGCCCGAATTCACCGTGAAGCTCACCCGCAAGGTCTGGGGCACCGTCGCCGAGCTATTGCAGGGCGATGGCCAAGACCAGGTCGGCGTAGATGGTGCGGTGCTTGCACCCAACGTCAAAGCGTCCGAGGCAGCCGCCCACTTCGGCATGAACGATGGCCGCGTGCACTTCAGCGACAGCGGCAACCACGAGTTCGTCGAGTGCTCCCCTATGGGGGTGCCCGCGTGAAGTTCCTGGTCACCACCCAATGGGCCACCAAGGATCTGGAGGGCCCGAAGGTCACCACCGAGATCGAGAAGGATCATGTGCCGGCAGCCCGGCGCGCGGCCAAGCTGCACCACGCAGCGGACGCAGACGTGCCTGCCTACGAGGTGCAGGTCCTCTCGGTTGAGGAGGCGTCATGAGCACCAACGGCCAACCCGTGGTTGAGCTGAACTGCAACATAGACACCTGGAAGCGGACCGCCAGCCGGCTGCAGGAGGCGCTCGACGAGCCCGACCTGGAGAACCCGGATCTGTTATTGTCCGAGCTGCTTGGGCATATGAACATGACGGTCAAGGTGTACGAGGAGGTGGGAAATGGCCGACGACGCGTTGCAAGTGCTTCGTGACAACCTGCCCGCCGGCGTGGAGATCGCCTACTTCGACACCGAGATGTTGGAGCTGGGCGGGCTGAAGAAACGGTTCACGATCGTGCAGAACGACCCGGCTGAGTGGCGGCTGGAGGTCCTCGACAACACCGACGAGGTCATCTACTCGGGCTGCTGGCACGACATCTACCACTGGATGCACGACCGAGGGTATCTGGAGCTTCTGTCGTCGCCATAACGGCGTCGCACAGGGGAGGAAAGGGCGGCTGGCTGTCAGACGATCCCGAGTGATCCGTCTCAGGGAAGCGGTCAGCCGCCCACACAACACACCTGGCAAAGAAGGAGAACAAGCATGGCCACAATCGATTGGCGAAACGTCCTCGACGGGATGAGCCTCATCAAGCCGATAGCCGGCAACCACGAAGTGTCACCGATCCAGCCGCCGCCGCGGCACCCGAAGGCGAAGGCGAACCGCCGGCGCACCAAGACACAGAAGGCATCCCGCAGGGCCAACCGGTCATGATCATCATGATTCCGGAGGACGAGAACCCAGACGCCCCGCAGCAGGTCTTCATCCGCGACGGCGCCGGCAACGGCTGGCTGTTGGAGGACAAGGACAACGGGTTCGCGCTCAGCCTCGACGCCGCCACCTTCGGCGGATTCCAGATCGAGGCTCTGCCCGTCGCCATGAACAAGGTGGAGGTGCGTCACCATGACAACGGTTAGGGGGAGCCGTGTGGCCGCTGCCACCGTGGGCGCCGAAAGTGGCTGACCTGCTGTCCCCAGCTGAGGCGTCAGAGCAGGCTATGCGGTTCGCCACTCGCGCCGAGGACGTCGCCCGAGCGAGCATGGATCGGACACGCGCGCTACTGAGAAGCGGCGAGATCACGCCGGCAGAGGCCGTCGCAAGGTTGACTAGATCTGACAGACGGATTCACCCCGAGAAGTGGGGTCCGGTCGGGGAGGTCGACGATGACCGAGGTAGAGCTGAGGGAGCTGGACGACCTAGCGGCAACGGAGCGTGATCTCGCCGAAGACGTGCGGGACGTCCAGGCTGTGGTCTATTGGGAGACGATCTTGGAGGCGGTCGGCGAGCTGCTCGTGCTCCGCGCCTCATCCCGGCCTTGCCCCTGGATCACGGTCATTTCCTGAGCCTCCTCCTGGATCTCCAGGAAGTGCCGGAGGGAACGCTCCAGCGCCGCCCGCCGATCCGTTATCGACGCGTGATCTGGGTGTGCTCGCCGCGTGGACATATCCGAAGCATAACAATTGGGCACGTCTACGCCAGCCGGATCACACGGCTGTCATTTCCGGTAGCCTCCGATTCACATCGGGGGAAGGTGATACATGCCGGAGGAGCAGGACGAGCAAGGGAAGCTCAACGTCCGTACGCCGCCTGGGCTGCTGGCCCAAATCGACGCGGCGGCGGCGGAGATGGCGATGAATCGGTCGGAATGGGTGATCAAAGCCTGCCAGGATCAGCTGGCGCGTGACATGCCGCGGTCCCGCGTAATACAGGTCCGGCAGACGCCGAGGATGATGACGCCGGCCAGTTTGTGTCGGCATCCGTTGGAGCTGAGATCTGAGAGGGTCAACGGCCAGTCCCGCTGCCTCGCCTGCGGCTCCACGTTCCAGGCGCTATGAAGCTCCCCCAGCAGTGCCCGAGCTGCAAGGTGTCGCTCCGCGATCGCACGGTCAAGCGGCAATACCGGCACCTCAAGAAGCTGTTCACTCGGGCCATTGAGGTCACCGAGGACACGCACGAGCCGACCGAGGAGCAGACGAACGTGTGGCGCTGCCCCGACTGTGGTCACGTCTGGAAACGCGGGCCAAAAACGTAGACGAAAAACGTATACGACCTGTACCCTTGACAGGTAAGCCCCACCTGGCAAGGAGAATCGTGGTAGCGAAGGACACCGTAAGCACCCGGCTGGACCCGCCGATCATCCGGAAGCTCGACAGCATCGCCTCAGAAATCGAGGGCTACGGCCATGCGGCGCCCAAGCACTCCGAGACCGTCCGTGTCATCGTGGGGTTGGCCATGGAGGACAACCTGTTCGTGCGACGGGTCGTGTCCCAACTCCTGCAAGCGAGGCAAGCATGACAACCGGAACCCTGGAAGACGTCGACCTGGAGACGATCTTCGACCTGGCGGTGATGTGCGAGAACTTCGACTGCCGCCGGCATCCCGACCAGGCGCGGCAGGCGGTCCAGTTCATGCGGATCGAGTTCCCCTGCTGCATCGAGCGGAAGCCCATCTGCAAGGAGTGCTCGGCCAAGCTGGACGCGTGGCGGAGGAAACACCACCCGGTCGGCTGCGACGAGCACAACACCGGCCAGTGTGCACACTTCGCCACCTTCGAGCCCCTGTGAATCGGGTGAACAGTAGGTGAGAACTGTTGACGCCATGGGGGCACCGGAGGAAGCTGAAGGGGCTCCGGTACACATAGCCGATGCGGTGCGCACCGTAGCTGGATCGGCCAGGACCCGTCAACCGCTCCCCCCGAGGCGGGATGTGGCCCTGGCCCTTCCGCTTGAGGAGCAAGTCGGGCACGTCCTCACGTACCGCATGGTGCTGCCGTTCCTCCCCCCGAGCAAGAACGTGTACAACGGGTGGCAGCGGGAATGGCAGTCGGGCGCCAAGTCGAAGTGGATCCGCTGGATCCGGCGCGAGTGCGAGGCCATGGACATGCCGAAAGGTGTGCCGCGGATCGGCCTGTTCGCCGTCCTCGTGTTCCCCACAAGGCAGCGCCGGGATCCGCAGAATTACGCGGAGACCCTCTGGCACTTCGTCCCGGACGCCCTGATCAAGCCGACCGCCTGGCACTACACGAAGGCGGCCAACAACCCAAAGTTCGAGCTGCCGTACGGGCTGATCAACGACGACTCCGAGGGCCATGTCGAGATCGGCCCCAACTGGGGCATCCGGTTCGCCTACGACACCGACCAGACCAAAGGCAAGCTGCAACGGCAGCGGACCCACCTGGCGATCGCCCTGGAGGTCCCGTGATCAACCTGGCAATGGGCTTGCTGCTGCTGGTGTTCCTGGTCAACTCGGTCTTCTGGGTGCCGACCTTCTGGCTGCTGCTAGTCGTGTTCGCCGTCGCCTGGGCCACTGGAAAGGAGAGAATCGATGGGCTTAACTGACGGGATCGTGCTGCTGCCCCTGGTGCCGGGTAGCCGGGACGAGATGTGGCTCGACGGCGCGAAGGCGGTCGCTGTGCACGTCCTCGAAGCCGAGCTGGTGGTGCGGATCCACTACATCGCCGAGGAGAGGGCAATCAGGCGCAGGATGTCCTTCCTGATCGGCCCGACGGCTCAGGGGGTCGCCGGTGTGCGGCATCTGATCAGCTTCACCCGTCTCGGCCAGATCTGGCACGTGTTCGTCGAGGATGATGGAGGGCAGACCGTTGGCTAGGCAGCCTCCTCCGCAGCAACCGGCCCAGCAACCGCCGAAGCCGCCGCCGGACATTGGCCGCACCGACTACCGTCTGGGCTGGGTTTTCGCGGTCGTCATGACGATGATCGTGCTGTTCATCGCGTACCAATTCCACGGGTGGTGAGGCATGGATCGTCAGCTGGGCTTCCAGTTTGACGGCGGCCTCTCTACCACCATCGAGAACAAGCCGGCTACCCGACAGATCAACACCCGGCATGCGCTCTGGGGTGACCGCTGGCCGGCGATCGCGAAGCAGGAGTGCATCGACAAGGTGGAGGCGACGCCGCCCGACCATCAGTCGGAGGTCAAGTTCCACCTGCCGTGCTCGACCTGCGAGCTGTCGGCGCAGTGCCTGAACGCGAAGGGCAAAGAGGTCGGCACCCTGCTGTACGACCGGGAGTTCCTGACCAACCCGCGGTCCTCCGAATCGTCGCTGTTCCCGCGCGAGCTGATGGCTCCGATGCTCGACATGGACCTGGAGTTCCTGCCGGCGTACACCCGGAACCCGGTGCGCAAACAGGCCATCTACCAAGCCTGGGATCTGGCCTGGTCGGAGAAGACCGGCGGCGACTACCTGGTGTGCATGACGGCGATGGTCGACGTCCCCACCGGGCTGTCGCAGCTGCTGTATCTGGAGCGGTGGCAGCGGCTCGGCTTCGACGCCCAGTGCAAGCTGATCGAGGCGAAGTGGCGGCAATACAAGGCGGACATGGTGGTCATCGAGTCCGACGCCGCCCAGTCGATTTGGTGGCAGCACCTCGCCGCGACGACGAACGTGCCCGTTGTGCGGCATGACTCCTCCGGCAAGAAGGACCTGGCGCACGGGGTGCCGTCCATGCTGATCCGCTTCCAGAACCGGAAGTGGCGGTTCCCGTTCAAGCAGGGCTCCTGGCTGCACGATGAGATGGAGAACCTGCTGACCGAGCTGGAGGCGTTCGGTTGGGAGGACGGCAAGCTGCAAGGTGTCGGCGAGCACGACGACACGGTGATGTGCCTGTGGCATCTGGACTGGATTATCAAGGGCCTGGTCTACGGCACCGAGAACATGTGAGGGGGAGCAGTGACTTGCCTGTGGCTGACGCAAGACGGTCGGATGGGGATTGGTGAGGTGCCGCAACGGACCCCGCTTGTAGAGGTGCTGAACCTCGACTACGACGGGAAAGCCCACCCGGAGGTACAGCCGCCGAGCGCGCCGGGCAACCCTGAGCCGCCGGAGACTCTAGGATCCGACTCATGACGACGCCAGTGTTCTCGGAGGTGTGGACTGACAACACCGGCGTCACGTACACGATGGGCGTCACCGCCAAGGAGGACGAGAAGCGCCGCAAGGCCGAGATCGCCACGAACCGGCTGTACTTCGACGGCGCCCAGTACGACTTAGACAACGAGGCGTTGGCCGCTGAGATGAACCTCCAGGAAGGCCAGCACCTGGAGGAGCATGAGCGGAAGCACGCCGCGGCCACCCAGATTCGGGACTGTGTCGAGTTCATCTCCTACCAGCTGACCGACGGTTTCCAGATCATCGCGAAGGCCAAGGTCTCCGACAGCGAGCAGGAGGAGGGCGGCGCACCGAAGGTCAACGACAAGCTGCAGGAGGTCATCGACCAGGCGGTTGACGCCACCGACCTGCTGTCCAACTTCTCGGATGAAGACATCGCGGTCGACGCCATCATGATCGACGGTGCGCAGGCCGGCGACGTGCCCTACGAGACCCACTGGGATCCGGTCACCGGCACCGCCTATTGGACGTTCTGGCCAGCGGAATGGGTTGAGTTCGATGTGCCGCGCGGCCAGTTCATCCGCCGGGTCGTCCGGGAGCAGACGATCGACGTCGACGTCACGAAGGACGGGACAACGACCCGCCGCACCGTCAAGGAGAAGGTGGTGTACGAGCTGGTCGACACCGGCTCCGGAGGCAACGGCGAGGACGACGGCGAGACTCACACTGAGTGCCGGCGCACCACCTTCTGGGACCGCGAAGACAAGCCGGTCGACACTCAGTTCCTCGGCGTCCCGTTCATCCCATGGGGTGTGATCCGCGTCCACAAGGAGGGCATCAGGGGCTTCCGCGGCGACCCGCTGGTCAACCGTGCCGCTCGTGACGCCACCGACCGGTACAACGCGGTGGAGCAGCTGGCCTACAAGATCGCCCGATTCAACAGCCACTCCAACCTGGCCGTCTCGGGCGACCAGGCGTTCGTGAAGATCCAGCAGGACAAGGGTGTCAACAAAGACCTGGAGGATGTGCTCGGCTTCCCCGGGTCGACCCTGATCACCGCTGTTTCGCTGCCGACGGATACGCAGATGATCGAGCACGTCCGGGCGATCATGGCGGACGCGATCTACTCCTGCTTCGGCTTGGTGCGGGTTGAGCCGAACACCTTCCAAAACCTGGGTGCGATCACCGGCTACGCGCTGGAGATCCTGAACCGCAAGTCCGAGGGCAAGCTGCGGCGGGTGCGGCGGATCTTCAAAACGGACATGATCCGGATGATCAATCAGATGCTGGACGTGACGGCCTACAAGCTGCCCGGGGTGTCCGAGGACGACGTCGAGGACTTGGAAGGCTTCGAGCCGTTCGAGCGCGACCCGGATGACGACCAGCCGTCACCCGACGTCCCCAACTGGTGGGACATCGACCCGGATCAGGTGTTCCCCGACCGGGACATCGAGATCCGCATGGGCACCGGCTACATCGTCGACGACGTCGCCATCCGGGACGACTACACGGCGAAGCTGATCTCCCGTCGCGAAGGGTTGCGGCAGCGCGGCCACGGCGAGGAGGAGGTCGACCAGATCGAGGCGGAGATCTCCGACGAGGCGTCACAAGCCACCGAGAACATGATCGCCGTCAAGGAGGCCGCTCCGGATGTGTCGATGGCCGGCGAGAACCTCGACGAAGCCAAGCAGCGCAAGCAGAACGGCAACGTGAGACCGTCAGGCACCACCGCAGGGGCTGCGACCGGCTCCACGAACCGGAAGTGAAACGCTCCCGCAACGAGGCGCAGCAGGCGATCCTGGAGCTCAGCAGGGACCTGTCAGCCGCTCTGCTGCCCCACGAAAACGCCGCCTTTACGGCGATCGAGCGCGAGTTTCGAATCCGGATTCCAGACGTGCCCTTGAAAACTGTGGCGGGTGTGCGAAACAATCATGATCTCCGGGAGGCGTTCGTCGACGCGCACACCGACGCGATCGACTCGGCCTCCGGGTGGGTACGACGCCTCGCTCGGTTATCGGGGGACCGGGCGCTGGTGTCTATCCGCCGCCAGCTGCAACTCTGCGAAGAGGCTCTCGCTGCCCGGTACGCCGGCATCACCGAGCGGGCCATGATGCACGTCGACCCCGGGCCGATCGGCAAGATCCGCGCCGAAGAGTGGCTGGCCACCATGGAGGTCCACCGGAACAACTACCGGCTCGCGCAAACCCACCAGATCGCCCAAGCCAAGGACATGGATGAGCTGAGGCTCCGGCTGTTCTCCGAAACCCCCTCCGGGATCCGTGGCCACAACCAGCGCGGCGTCTGGTGGAACTCGGTCACCGCGGGTCTCGCGCTCGCCCGCACGGTGGCGATCGGCACAACCAACGACGTCTCAAACAAGGCAATGGTCGAATTCAACAGGGCGGGTGGCTGATGGCTGACGAGGATGCGCAGCAGAAACTGGATCGAGCGGTGCAGGACTTCCTGGCTGCCGTCGCGGGCGATGAGGGGCTGCTCACTGACTATGCGCTGATCGCTCACCTGCAACCGATGGAGGACCACCACGCCATCTACTGGATCGCCACCATGGACAACCGGACCAACCCGCACTCCACAGCCGGGCTAGCCGACGTGATGAAGGACCGCGCGCTTCAGGGGGAGTGGCAGGAGCGCGATGGCTAACTTGATCATGAAGCAGTGGGTGTCGGAGATCGACGGGCGGACCACCATCGTCTGCCTGAACGCCGCCGGGCAGACCCGCAAGCCGGACCAGCCGTTCGACACCCTCAACGGCCAGTTCGACGCGCCGCCGGCGCACGTGCACTGCCGGGCGCTCGTGTCGCCCTACCTGATCGGTGCTGTCAACACGCTGCGCGACAAGGCCAACGCCGAGCTGCAGAATCGTCCACTGAGCCAGCGGGACCCGCGGAAGATGAAGATGCCGCCGAAGCCAAAACCGAAGGCAACCGCCCCCAAGCGCCGGCGGAAGGTGTCGAACTGGCGGCGCATCGTGAGCCGGATTCGCAGGCGTAGACGTCCGTAATACGACGCGGCGCGCCTTCGGCACAACACGAGTGTCATTCCCGGCATGATGTAGCCATTGGACTACGGGGCATCTCCTCTCCAGAACGTCGATCGGGCTGGAGTCAGGCGGGTGAATCGTCAAGGGACTCAATCTAAGGAGCTACAAGTGCACAGTGGACCCCAGCCTTTTGGGCGCCAGCCGAAGCCGCTGATTGTCGACGACTGGCCGGTCATATTTCGTGGACGCCTTGTCTACGAGATCGCCGGCGGAGACGGAACCGATGACGACGGTGATGGCGACGAGGGAACCGACGACACCGAGCTAGACGACCTGCTCGACGGCGACGGCGACGAAGATGGCGACGGCGATGGCGACGGCGACGAGCCACCCGCGTGGTGGACGAAGGCGGCGAAGGGCATCGACGACAAGATCGAGTCGGCGATCGACCGGCGTCTGAACACTCGGAAGCAGCGCCCAGGGTCAAGCCGGCAAGGCTCGCAGCAGCCGACCGGACCCAGCTTGCAGGACGTCCGGGACGCACGAGGTGTGTACCGCGATGAGATTCGGGAAGGCGGATTGACCCGCGACGAGCGGGAGTTCGCACTCTCCATCGGAGGCGGGGTCGTAACAGCGGCTCTCGGGAGTGATGGCGACCCGGACCGCGCAGGCACTACAGCTGCGAAGGCCGTGGTGGATCAGGTCAAGAAGATCCGCCGCTCAGCTCAGCAGGAACTCCTGACCAGGCTGAAGAACCGAGGCGCCCTCAACGAGGACAAGATCGGCAAGCAAGGCCCGACGAACAGGCCGGGTGCAGGTGGCCAGAAGGCCCCAGGCGAGCAGTACGACGCAGGGGCTGAGCTGGCCAGACAGATGGCGGCACAACGGGGCAACAGAGTCCCGTCCAAGACCCAGTAGGAGCATGACGTGACTCAGCCCGTATACCCGGGAATGGTTGGCGGCGGCTGGCCGACAAACCTGAAGAGGTTCAAGGCGACAGTCGGACCCGACCTCGCGTGGCTCGCGTCGCAGCACTACAGCGTAAAGGTCGGCGGTGTGACCCTGAAGAAGGGGACCGCATCCGCGACCGCTGTCAACGAGGTACAGACCCTGGCGACGTCCACGGCGACCGGCGGCTCATTCAAGCTGAGCTTCCGGGGTCAAACCACGGCGGCTATCGCTTTCGGTGCGACGTCCACGCAGATCCGTGACGCGCTGCGAGCCCTGTCCACGATCGGCTCCACCGGCGTATCAGCGTCCGGCGGCCCGGCCAACTCGGCGCCCGTCGTGATCACCTTCGACGGCGTACTGGTGGCTGGTGCGAATCAGCCGCTGATCGAGACCGACACCTCGCTGTTGACCGGCGGCACCACAACCGGCTTCTCCGAGACCACCCGCGGCCAGGCGGCCAACGTGGTCGAGGTACTTCAGGGCACCTTCCTGGTCCCTGAGCCCGCCGGCGCGAACTTCGGCTACTACCGCCCAGCACTGTCGGGCGACACGATCGACGACTACGCCAACGAAATCTCCGGATTTGCGATGGCGTCGGTCAACCTGGCCGACTCGGATGTTGCGGTCGGTCTGCTCATCCATGGCTCGGTGAAGAAGGAGCGGATTCAGCCGTACCCCCTCTTCTCCAACATCAAGACGGCGATCGCCGGGCGCATCTCGGTCCAGTAGTCGGCGACCCCAAGCAAGCACGAGTTAAGGAGACAGAGAGATGGCTTTGTGGCAACTGGACGCGTTCAAGGCGCCGCAGTTCCTCGGGTTCGTCCGGGCAGCCTTCGAGGCCGATCCGCCCTCATTCCGCGGCCAAGAGGTCTTGCCGTTCAGGACGGTTGAGGACATCGCGTTCGAGTACATCCTGGGGGCCGACCGGCGCCAGGCGATGGCCACCGTGCTGTCGTGGGACTCGGAGGCACCGATCGCTTCCCGCCAGGGTGCTGGCGAGAAGGTCATCGGCGAGCTGCCCCCGATCAAGCGGAAGTCGCGTATCGGGGAGAAGGAGATCGTCCGGTTCCGCCAGCCGCGGGCCAACTCCCGCGACGTCGACCTGGCGATCGAGCAGGTGTTCAATGACACCCTCGACCTGATCGCAGCGGTTCGGGCTCGCACCGAATGGATGGCTATCCAGGCGCTGTCCGAGACGAACCTGATCTACGACGAGGACGGCGTCAAGTTCGCCTTCGACTACGGCGTACGCGGCATCTTCCAGTGGAGCGTGCCGGGTCTGGTCGACAACGCCACCCGCGACGGGGCCGCGTCGAACACCGTCCTGACTCTCGGTGGCCCGTGGAACAACCCGACCACGGCGACCTACGTCAACGACCTCACGAAGTTCTGCGACTACATCGAGATCACAACGGGCAGCCGACCCACGAGGTTCTACTGCTCGCTGACCGCGGCGAACTACTTCGTCCACTCGACCGAGATCAAGGGCCTGGTCCGCGGCACCGCCGCTGGCACGACCACGATCCGGTTGCGTCCCGAAGAGGTGCGGTCGGTGTTCGACGAGTACCGGCTGCCGCAGATCATCCCGTACGACGCCGTGGTGTACCGGGAGGAGAAGGACGGCTCAACCACCGCTGTCCGGCCTCTCGCGATCAACAAGGCGTTCCTGCTGCAGGATCAGAACCCCGGCGAGTTCCTGGTGGGTCCCACCGCTGAGTCTCGCTCGCTGCCGTACACACTGGCAGCGTCGGCCCCGGGCATCTGGGCCAACACCTACGCCACGGACGAACCCCCCGCTGAGTGGCAGAAGGTAGCGGCGGCTGCATTTCCGACTATCCCGGAGATGAACCGCGTCGGCCAGATGACCCTTTGGTGAGCTAGACCCCCTGCTGGCCACCCTGCTCGGGGGAGAGGGCCGGAACCACCTCAGACGTGGCTCCGGCCCTTCTGCCGTCTGTAGGACAGCTAGCCGCGCCGTTCCACGTGAAACATCCCGCCGGTCAATAACCTGACCATGACCTGAGGAGGCGGAAGTGGATTCACCCATGGGGATCTTGGACGAGATCCAGCTCGATCGCGGCAAGGGGCTTGACAATCCGGTCGGAATCTGGGGTGAGGTTCACGCCGTCCTGACCGACCAGTCGGGGCTGATCAAGGGCGAATGCCGGGTGAAGAACCTGGTCACCGATGTGGGCGACCGGTACTACGGCTCCCGCGCGATCAACGCGCAGGGCTCGGCGAAGACGATCACCGCGATCTCGAACGCCACCACGGCGGTGGTCACCACCTCAGCTGCGCACGGCTACGGGATAGGCGACGCGGTCACGATCGCTGGCGTCACCCCAGCCGGCTACAACGGCACCTGGGCGGTCGTCTCCACCCCGTCCGCCACCACCTTCGGTATCTACGTCGGAACGGCCCTTGGCGCGGGCTCAGCGTTCGGCACGAGCACCGGCAACCTGTACCCGGTGGCGAAGGGCATGAAGCTGGGCACGGGCTCGACAGCGGTCGCCAAGAGCGGCGCAGGGGCGGGTCTGGTCACCTATCTCTCGGGCAGCAACAAGGCGTTTGATGCGACCTTCCCGTCTCACGTCTCCAACGCCGGCGCCGGCACGGTGGTCACCTACAAGCGCACCTACGCGGCGGGTGAGGCAACGACAGCCTCCCCGATCACGGAGGTGGTCCTGTTCCTCGACTTCCTCGCAGACGCCACTAGCGCGGTCGCCGACACGATCTGCCGGGCTCTGCTGACCGGCATAGGGTCGAAGGGCGCCACCGACACGCTGACCGTCACCTGGACTCACACGCTGCTTGGCGCGTAGCCAGGTCGCGTCCTACATGAGGACGTGATCCTGTGACCTTCCCGACGATCCCAACCGGGGCTCGGGTCCTCACCAGCATCGACGCCACCGTTTCGGGAACACGCGTCTCGCCGAACCTCTCTGGCCTGACCTCCCCAGCG